TACGTTGTGGGTGACAAGTTCACTCTTATCTGCCAGGGCTACACGGGAACCTCGAGCCCAGCTGACGCTGTGGTCACAGTGGTCTCCGTCTTCCCTGATGGATCAATCAACGACTTCACTATCGCTGATGGAACCGGAACGTACACCAAAGGCTTCGCCCAGGGTGGCGTGAGGACCTACGGGCCTATCGGCACCGTAACCGTAGCTGCTGGTGGAACCAACTACGCTGTTGGTGATCTCCTGACGATTACTCAGTCAGGTGGGGCTAACGGGGTATATGAAGTTCTCACGCTGGGCGCCTCAGACGCAGTAGCGACTGTCGGGCTCGTAACTCGTGGGAGTGGCTACCACGTCGAAGCTGGTCTGGCAACTACGACCGACTCCGCTGCGGGAGCCGACTGTACGCTGAGCATCGCCACGATCGCTGATGTCGATGCTTCTGGTAAGACCTATAACAAGCCAGTATGGGAGATCACCAACGTTGGGCTCCCCGCCGCTGCAACGATCAATGCGATCGATACAAACGTCGATGATGCTACCGCATTTCAGACGTACTCGATCAAGATTGCTCGGGCGGGTGACGGGAACAACCTGACTCCTCCCGATGCGGCCTTCACTGAGATGAAGATCAACACCTACGGTTCCATTCGAGCTGGTCACATCTCCACGGAGACCGGAACGTTCGCAGCCGGGGACGTGCTCAAAGTCATGCAGACCACCGACAAGGGTGGCAGGATTACGGTCCTGTCCGTCGATGAATCGGATGACATCGCTACATTTGCCATCACCTCGAGGGGTGTTGGCTATACCGTCGCTGATGACCTGGAGCTCCATGATGCAAGCGGGGACACTGGTGGCCGCTTCGATCTTACGGCTATTGGCGACTACACACTGTCTGGTGGGACGGTCACGTTCCTGGCAGACCCTACGTACGCTGCTGACCTTACTGGTCCTGTGTATGTGGATGAGATCGGCCCCTATGCTTACGAGCTGAATGGGACCATCTCCAGGGAACGCAGGAAGCCGACTCAGGGCGATTGGCTCTGGGCGACCTTCACCAATGCAGTTACCAACGTATTCACCTTCACCTCGAGCCACGTCGGGGCAACCCCAACGGTCAGTGCGTATTCGACCTCTACGGGTTCCAAGACGATTGAGCGCCAAGCTCGGGCTGGGGGAGTCAAGACCATCGCTGTCAAGGACGGTGGGTCTGACTACGAAGTGGGAGATATCATCACCCTTGATGCTACCCCCGTGGGTGAATCTGGGTCTGGCTGCTATATTGAAGTCCTCACCCTGGCTGGGTCTGCGATCGCCACGTTTGCGGTCATGAACCCTGGGCAGGACTACACGGTAGAGGATGATGTCACCTCCACGGGTCACACCGGGGATGCGACCTTCACGATCTCTGCCATCACCACAGAAGACGAGTGGATTACTGTTCCTGCGTCCTCGTATACGCTCTCTGGTACTGGGAGCCTCATCTGCACGATTAATGACACCCAGGCCCTTGTAGACGACGGGGATGGAGTCCGGATGTGCCATACGTTTGCTCTGGGTAACAAGCTGGCCATCGAGAACACGATCGATGCCGCCTGTGCTACCGAGGAGACCTATGTGGTGGAAGAGGATGGAGTAGCCCAGGTTCTCGACACCGACTATGTTCTCTTGGGTGGCTTGAGGCTTGGGAGCTACCTCACCTGCTCCGTGGCTACCGCTACGGCAGCTGCTGGTGATGTTCTGGCTCTCGTTCAGTCCGGTGCGACTGGAGGACAGATCACTGTCCTCACCGTCGATGGATCGGATGATATCGCTACCTTTGAAGTCACCGCTGCTGGCAGTGGGTACACTATCGAATCCGATCTCAGTGTAACTAAGGTATCGGGGAGTGGGACCGAGCACGACTCCATAACCTTCGATATCGAAGCTGGAGATCTGGACTACAGCCACGTCAAGTGGTTGACCGACAAATCCCCTGCAGCTGACACCGAAGTTCACATCCTCGTTAAATCGAACCAGATGGTGCTGGCGCAGGGAGATGCCCTTCGCTTCGATAGGGGGGAGAATGGAGGTTGGCAGTACCGAGGCTTGATTCCTACTGCTGCTGAGGTACTCGCTGTATCCTATGTCTAACAGATTAGATAAGTTAGCCGAGTTGTTTGATAAGTCCGTACTCGATCTAATAAAGAGGGTCGAGTCGGGAGATGCTACAGCTTCAGACTACAAGAACATAATTCAGTTGCTGAAGGATAACGACATTACCGTAGAGGTCAAGGAAGGGGAGAATATCCTCAAACTGGCCGAGGTTTTACCGTTCTCTGCGGCCGCTGAATAGCGTTCAGGGAGGTGTGGGGTACCCTACCCCTCACCTTTCCCATTAAACCCGCTGAGAATTGAAATTCAGCGTGGTTCTGGGGGTGTTTATTGGGGAAGACAGACCTGCAGTTAGTCAAGGAGGACTTCAGAAATTTCCTTTTTGTAATTTGGAAGCATCTGAGGCTCCCCGATCCTACCCCACGCCAATATGAGATAGCCTACTGGTTGCAGTATGGGCCAAAGCGGCAGATCATCGAGGCGTTCCGTGGGGTTGGTAAGAGCTGGATCACTTCAGCTTATGTGCTGTGGTCCCTGCTCAACGATCCCGATCAGAAATTCCTCATCGTGTCAGCCAGTAAGCAGAGGGCCGACGATTTCTCCATCTTCACCCAACGGTTGATTACGGAGGTCGATATCCTCAAACACCTGGCACCGGATGACGACATGAGGAGCTCCAAGATTGCTTTCGATGTGGCTCCTGCTCGAGCCGCTCACGCTCCTAGCGTGAAATCCGTTGGCGTGTTCGGGCAAATGACCGGATCACGGGCCACCCACATCATCGCTGATGACGTGGAGGTTTTGAATAACAGTGACACCGAAGACAAGCGAGATAAGTTGCTGCAGACGGTTATGGAGTTCGAGGCTATTATCATGCCCGAGGTGGGTCGAATCACTTATCTGGGAACTCCTCAGACAGAGGCCTCGGTCTACAATCGACTCCGTGAAAAAGGATACCAATGCAGAATCTGGACCGCTCGGTTCCCCCAAGTTGCTGACCTAGGCAAGTATGATGGCTCTCTCGCCCCCTCCCTGATGGAGGAGCTGGAGAGAAACCCATCCATTTCAGGGAGCCCAACTGACCCCAGTCGCTTTACTGAGATAGACCTTTTGGAACGAGAGTCTGCTTATGGGCGCTCTGGGTTTGCCCTTCAGTTCATGCTCGACACTACGTTGAGCGACATGCTACGCTTTCCACTCAAGCAGTCAGACCTAATCGTCTTGGAGTGCGTAGGAGACAAGGCACCTATCAGCATAGGGTGGGCATCAGGTCCACAGCAGCAGATCAAGGATATACCTAATGTCGGCTTTACAGGCGACCGCTTCTACCGTCCTCTATACGTAGACGAGAAGTGGGCCGAGTACCAAGGGTCTGTCATGGTGATTGACCCTTCAGGGAGGGGCCGTGATGAAACTGGCTATGCAGTTGTTAAACACTCGTACGGTACGCTTTATTGTACGGCTCTTGGCGGATTACAGGGTGGCTACGAAGAAGGAGTCCTGGTAAAGCTAGCCCAGATCGCCAAGGAGCATAAGGTGAACTACATCATCATAGAATCCAACTTCGGAGATGGTATGTTCACCCAGATCCTCTCGCCAGTCCTAGCCCGTATCTACCCTTGTTCGACAGAGGAGATTCGACACAATGTTCAGAAAGAGAAGCGGATCATAGACACACTTGAGCCAGTCTTTAACCGACATAAGATGGTTATAGACCCAAGTGTGCTTAAAGCCGACCTCGAGTACGACGATGTACGTTACTCTTTCTGCTACCAACTCACTCATCTCACCAGAGACCGAGGCAGCTTAAAGCACGACGATAGGTTGGATGCTTTAGCTATGGCGGTAGCATACTGGGTGGAAGTCATGGCTCGGGATGAGCAAAACATACAGGAAGATCATAAGTCCCGAATGTGGGATGAAGAGCTGAGGAAGATGAATGAGATCTTCGTGCTGCAGGGCAGCGCTCCTCCTTCGAACACCTCCTGGAAGAAACTTAGATAGACATAGAGTTGGATCTAGCTATATGTCTTGTAGAGGGTTACAGTGAGGTGTGAGTATAGTGTCAGAGCCTAAGGGGATACCTTTAGGTGTTATATATAGAAAACCATATAAGGGGATTACAGATGTGTAACTTACCCAAGAGGGTGCTCATCGCTGGTAAGTGGTGGGCGCTAAGGAAGTTCACCAAGGCCGAAGACCAGGAGACAGCCAAGGCTGGTCCAGGTGAGGTCTTTTATGGTAAGTGCTTCCATAATGAGAAGGTGATCTGCTATAGATCCAAGCAACACCCAGAGGAACTCCTGGATACACTTGTGCATGAGGGTGTTCATGCTATACTCTCCGAGCGTACGACTAAGTTCGGGGATGCATATAATGACGAATCTGTAATCGAAACCCTTGTTGGTGACTTTATGACATATCTGAAACAAGTAGCTGAAGTGAAGTTACGATAGTGTATTAGACTCACTCTTCACTTCTAAAGATGAGGTGACGATATATGCATGTATGGACCCATCACATGCTTCAATTACTAGCTACTTCAGTAGCAATTCTAGTCCCTGTGTGGGTGATACTAAATGGGCATTTCAAGAAACTGGAACGAGACCTACACGATCTAGCTAAGTTAATCGCAGTTCTAATAGAACGGACTACTGAATACGATCAGTAAGGGTGAGATGGGGAATAAGGAGGGCAGTTAGGTGTTGATGCTGTCCTCCCCCTCACCCAGGACAAAATTTGGTAGAAAAGTCTGAAGAGGTCAACGCTACGGGTGCGCTTAAATTTACCCCCCTTACCCCGAAAAAATGCCAAGGCCACACCTAGAGCAACGTCAAATGCCACACCAAGAGCCACTTCCAGAGCAAATCAACCTCCAGGGCAAGCCTCGGGTGTCGCTCGGGGGTACCCTTTTGCCTGTTTCAGGGGTCAGTTGGGGGTTGGATGTGTGTTTGCTGCCACCTGCCTTTTTGCTCCTCGCTCTACCCTCGGCTCTACACCCAGAGCCACACCAAGTTCTACACCCAGAGCCACACCAAGTTCTACACCCACAGAGCCACACCTAGAGCAACCCCAAATACAGGGCATCAGGCAACAACCACGAGCAACACCCTGCTCTAGGTTCATTAACCCTGACAATAACGCCTCACATGAACTTGTATAGGTTCGCCTGGAAGTAGCTCTGGGTGTAGCATTAAGATCTAAAAGCAACGTGCCTACGCCCAGCTTCAAGCCATGCGCCAGCCATAATGCCAACCGCTGGCACACGGCTTGAATAACGCTGGGCTGCCCAGGCAACTGCGCCTACGTCATCTACCTAGCTTGGCCCACTCGAAGCCCGTCGTCGCTACGCTCCTCGTCTCAGCGACGAAGAGCCGTCGCTTCGACCAGTACCAGCCTCACATGACCCCGGAGCGTTCGGCTTAGCACGGCACCCACTTGTCGTGGGACCTTCGCTTCGCTCGGTTCCTCGGCATGAAGCAAGAGCGCCTCGGATAGCCGCGCTTACTGCTATGCTCGGCTTACGCCTCGCCTCGTGGGGTGTTTGTAGTGTGTGTGATTAGGCTCCGTCCAGCGTCGCCTCTAATTGCGAAGGCGACGCTTCCCTCGCCTAACACCCACACCGAAGGAGCAGAACATGGACCAGGACATGATCCAGATCGAGATCTGCATCAAGTGCGGAGCAGAAGGCGACACAGTGGACGGGCAACTCTGCTGCCAATGCCACACCACCATGGTCTATGAGGAGGGGCTGTCATGAACAAAGCTATCGTCGTAATGATCCTGTCTCCCTGGATAGTGCTCTCTATCGTAATCACCATCATGTACCTCAACTTCTAGACCAGAAAGGAGCAGAGCATGATATTCTTAATCTGTGGTGACAGAAACTGGACCAGTGCGGACGTGATTCGGTCATACATAGCACCATACCGTAAGCACTTCAAGGGCCTAACCATAGTCCACGGCGACTGCAGAGGCGCAGACAAGATCGGTGCTGCGGTTGCCAAGTCTCTCGACTGTCACATTAGGGCCTTCCCGGCCAAGTGGGACCAGCACGGCAAAGCAGCTGGTCCCATTCGCAACCAACAGATGTTAGACGAAGGCAAGCCGAGCATGGTGCTTGCCTTCCACGACAACATCGAACAGAGCAGAGGCACGGCAGACATGGTGCGTCGTGCTAAAAAAGCGGGAGTACCAGTCACCGTCATCAACGCCAACGGCCAGATATACGGCTAAAGGAGGATCATACCATGACAGAACAGCAACTCAATAAGATGCTGGTGGCTAAACTGCAACAGGCAGAGCGTCAGATCAAGACGCTTAAGAGCCAGAACGAAGACCTAGTGCGAACCCATAGGACGCTCCACCAGACCGCAGAGAACGCCAAAGGCGGGCTTCAGGTCAGGCGGGAGTCAATGGCGATGGTAGAGCAGTTGCGGGATGCCGTAACTGCTCTCCTCTCAGTCGCAGAGGCGTGGGACTGCACCACAGTCGACGGCAGAGCCGAAGCCGTCTTGTTCGCCAAGAAAATAATGTTTCTCACAGAAGGAGGCTCGTTCTAATGCAGACAATCTATACCTTAGCACCTTGGGTAGTCCTAACGCTCCTCTACGGCATCATCCACTACATAGGAGGATAACATGGCCCTTGACAGCTACGTCATAAAACCGCAGACCAAGTACAGTAAGGCAGACATAGGCAAGGTCGTAGAAATCGCTCCTGCCTCATTCGTAGACGATGGAGCACGATACGAGCCTATGTACAAGGACGAGTTCGCCAACTGCTCCAAGTGCCACGGCGTAGACAGAGCCGGGGCCACAGATCCAGTCAGAGGCACAGGCATGGAGCCGTGCGTACCATGCAACGGCACAGGCTACACCATATACAACAGCCAGACCAAGACCAAGTGCTGGCTATGCGGGGGCCAAGGCGAAATCGTATGCACCACATGCGATGGCCAAGGCGAAGTGCAAAAATAGGCAACTTCCTCATTCGTCGACTGCAAGCGCCGTGCCAGCACACTTCACGCTGTCACGGCTCTTGCCTGTCGTCGACTCATTAATCCAATTCAGGTCAACAGCGCACAGTCAAATGCAATTTCATCTCCCCCTTAGAGCGCGAAAGGGGGAGATAAAATTTTTATAGGCAACCCCCAAATCAAAAACATAAAGGAGGTTACACCATGGTTCGACTGCAACCGAACAAGATGTACAAAGCGCTGGTGAAACACCTTCCGACCAACGAGAACAAGACGGTAAAGTGGACCGGAGCAAGGCTCGACTGGTTCATCCGTCAGGAGAACTACCTGGTCACGGTAACCAGCGACATCGAACCCTTCAAGGCTCCCGAGCAGGTTCAGGAGCAGGAGAAGGAGCAGGCACAGCAGGCCGAGTTACCCTTCACCACCTCTCACGTGTAGGCGGGAACTCCGAGCCTCTACCAGACCCAGGGAGCAGATAGCTAAAAGGACTGTCGCTTACCTGGTTCTGGATAGATGCTTGTAGTCAAAACCCAGAGCCACCCCAAAAGGGAAAACGGGGGGCCTGGAGTCAAGAGGAGGGCGCAAAAATGAACGGATGTCCTGCATGTGGATCGAGAATCGAGACCAGCGAACTCCCGCTCCTCAACGGCAGACTGGCTGTAATCTTTGCCTGCACATACTGCCACTTCGGAAGAAGCGAAGAGTTCGTGAACAAGTTCGACTATCACCTCAAGTACAACAACCCTGCACGATTCAACAAAGAGGCAATCTGCGACGACCCGTGCAGCAAAGACCGTTGCACCAAATGCGTAAACCAGCCTGAAAACCAGCAGACACCCTACGTAGGGCTTGAAAATGCTGAATAGCATTTTCGTCATAATCCTGGCAGCGCTGGTAACCTTTGGGGGCGTGGAAGCGTACAAAGCAACCACGCCCGAACCCATTCAATACAACATCGTCGAGATCTACATGTACGACGAACTGCAGCCAACAGACTCCTGCCTCGAAGACGTTGCTAACTACCACGGAGTACTGGGGCTCAAGATCGAAACCGATGGTAGCGTTTGGTTCAAGAGAAACGGCCATTGGATCAAAAACAAATATGTGCCGAAAGGCTGCGAAGGCAACGCCGAGTAGGCTACATGGTCCCGTCGTCTAAGTTCAGGACGCCAGGTCTCTCAACCTGGAAACGCAGGTATCAAATCCGGCCGGGACTGCCAATCTTAAATACATCAGAAAGGAGAGCGAACCAATCCATTCTGAGAGGAGCCAGAGCATGGGCGATTGAACATGCACTAGCCCACATCACTAGAAAGCCGTGTGAGGCCAAAACCTTACACGGCTATTCTACTGATGCACCATCACACCCTGGCGGAGAGCCAGGGGCAAGAGGAGGGCGCAAAAATGAAACGCCTACTCGTAATAGAAATAGATCCAGATGAAAAGACAGTACGAATTACCAATGGTGATGGACAAGAGACTCTCCTGGAATCAGTAATTGTCCTTGGAGGAGATACCACGAATGAGCGTCTTTTTATTCAAGCCTATGGTGCTAGTTCGGACGCTGCATGGGCCTTCGGGCAGGGATTGAAGATCGCTCTTCAACCTGAGAACATTGAAAGTGCACTTAACAACTTCTACAAACAAGCAGCTTTGCACTGCGCTACCATCTGTGCTGTCGTAGAGCAAGACCAACTTCCTAACTAGGAGGACCAATGGATACCTGGGAAAAACGGCAGGCTGAACTTGCAGCCTTCCAACAAGCTAACGCTTCACAACGTCTCACGTTTATCGATTCGTTCGCCTTTTCAGATGCAGACTTCTGCATGGACGGACAGGCAGTTGGTGACTTCGTAGCATGGCTGCAGCACGCCTACAAGCGTTGGCCCGTGGAGACCACCGAGTACATCGTCGCACTGGCCGCAAACGACCTGGACTATCTGGAAACCTTGCAAGACAAGGCTTTCGGTCCTGTCCTTCCGAATATCCAGGACCCTCCTGGATACTGGACACCCTAATGCCACTCCGAGAGTTACAACAGGAAGTACAGCATCTCAACAAGACGATTTCTCGTCAGCAAAAAACGATAGATCGTCTCAACGAACTACTGTCCATGCAGCAGGACATCATCCGAAAACATGAGGAGGCAAACGAAGATGCCGAAATATATACTGTTCCTTCTTAACGACAAGTGCAGCAGGTACTGGGAAATCAGCGCCACTGTCACTGCGTACATCCCAAAGGATAACCTGACCGAAGAGCAGGTGAAAGACAAGGTGTCCGAAGAGTTCTACGAAATAGGTTACGATGCCCACAACATTCAGGTCAAACTGGTTGGCAACAACTGCGAACCTCTAGACAAATAGGAGGTACATAATGGAAGTCAAGCACTGCCTTGAAGCGATCTTAGCGTGCATACATCAATGTGACGATGAGTATGGCGTTAGGCTCAACGTCCAGGATTTCAAACACGACAGAATCTACCCCTGGGCGCTCCACAAGATCACACCTACGCCCTACAAAACTGGATTCGATATTCAGTTTGAGAATCGTCAGACCTTCAAGATTAAGACATTCGTTGTGCACATTCAGAGCGTAGTAGAACTGGAGGGCTCAAACAGAGGCTACTACGACCAGGACGATGGTCCAGGGAGAGAATAACATGACACTCACAGAGTTCATTATCGAGCTCGACAAGCAGAACGATAGGATCAAGGAACTGGAAGCCGAGCACTGCAGAACCTTAGATAAACTAGAATATCTGGAACTGCAGTACAATGTGCTACACCAAGACTGGTGTGCGCAGCAGAACATGATTAAGATTCTCCGAGAGGAAAGAGAAGCTCTCGAAGGAACCCAACGCCAACCCTCAAAGCGCGGGAGGTGGTAAACCATGAAGCAACTGCTTACACCGAAAAAAGCAGGATTTTACGACTGCTGTGGACCACAAGCAGCACACCCGATCCATTCAAGAGTGTGCTCAGGGGCATCGTGCATGGCCTGGATCTGGTGGGACGAATCGAAGAGCGATGAGCCTCTACACGACTGGTCAAACCGCAGGGGTTACTGCGGACTGGCAAGGGAGTAGCGATGGTAACCTACAAGTACATGTGCCTTGACTGCAGAGAGTTCTGGGTCGACGAGAATTTCCACTGGGACCACTGCCCGTTCTGTGGGTCCTTCAACATCGACAGGGAAAGAAAACAAGAGTGGGAGGACACATAAACCTGAATGAACAACATATCCAACATAGTCACCATCGAAAACGGTGGTGGAAATTCTGAGGATATATATCGCATCCTTGACTACATGTTCAAATGGTCTCAGTGGCACGAGTTTGCAGAGGACCGCACAAGATACACGAACTGCCGAGACCTAACCTGGCAAGCCCTGAGCGAAGAGTACCTTTACACCGAGAAGTTCTACGATCACAAAGGAACAAAGATAGTCAAACACATCAAGAAGTTCGTACTGGAGAGCGGAATGAAAAAAGAGGAGGTCGCAGCAGTGTGGCCTCAGATAGTCGCTGCGATCGGGGAACTGTATGTTCAAATCGAAGCAAGAACTGAGATGAAACCCGACTACTTCAACAGTGAGAAATTTGGGCTGTTCGGAGACGACGACTCTTGCTTCCAAGAAGGCGGATGTAACCACTACAACGGTAGGTTCATAGACGACTCGCCTGCATGTGGAACTATCTTGATTAGACCAACCCTACCTGCCGACATAACTGAATCACAAAAACGGGGCCGATATGGAAAAGGTCGTATGATCTGTTACATCCAAGATCAGCATACAGCTTACCTGATGAATAACTACACCCAATGCTCCCGAAGAGAGATCCCCAGGAGTATCTTTGTAAGAGCTTTGGAATCTCTTTCAGGCGCTACAATCGAATACACCAGGATTAACCGGGATCGTGAGGTACTTCCAATCTTTCCGAATCATTCGCCCTACAAATGCACAGCAATAAAAGGCAACTTTGATCTACTGACTACAGACTACAGATGGAGCTGCCCCTCGTGCAGTAAGACATTTGACCCAAGCACCGTGCACTCGGAGGTAGACGGAAATACTTACATGATCGGCTGCAGTAACAGCTGCATGTGGGAACAAGCAGAAGGCGACCGTCTCCAGTGCTCCAGCTGCGGTAACGGCATGAATGAAGACGATAGCTACTGGATTGATGGAGATGTATATTGCGAATACTGCTATAACCAATACTTTTTTTACTGCGAATGTTGCGACCATGACAGCCCACAGGATAACTCAGATGAGGTAGAAGGCTTTGGGACCATGTGCGAAACGTGCATAGAATCTACCACTATACAATGCACCGAGTGCGGTCTGCTCATCTATGAAAGAGCAACCGACTGCTATGTTGAGGATGACGACGCCAACCCATACTGTAACCGCTGCGGAGTACCAGAAAAGGAGGAAGAAGAGACAGGATGATAGAACCGAAACTGGGCATCATAGATGCTCTCAAAGCATCGGAGCAACGGTTGCTCAGTTACTTCGGTAAACTGACAACCAATGCAATTCGGACCAACGACTACGTATACGTCCCTGGGTCTACCAAAATGCCCTTATTGGTGGCACACATCGATACGGTGCATGCGGAAAAACCAGAGACGATTTATCTGGACGAAGAGCTTGAAACTTTAAGTTCTCCACAGGGCTTGGGCGCTGATGACAGAGCAGGCGTGTACGCTCTTGCAGTACTCTGGGAGAACTTAAACCCAAAACCTGGCTTACTACTGTGCGATGGCGAAGAGTCAGGTGGAACGGGGGCCTGGGCTGCTAGTTATGAGCTGGCACCAGAACTACAGGCTTATCCGTTCTTTCTGGAGATAGACCGACGAGGGCATGGAGAAGCGGTCTTCTATAACGACGAAGGCCCATCCTTTATCCAGTTCATCGAAAGCTTCGGCTTCGTAGAAGACTGGGGGATGTTCTCCGACATCAGTATACTTGGCGAAGGACTGCGCAAATGCTCAGTCAACGTGTCCGCTGGGTATGAGAGGAACCACTTCCACGATGAGTATCTTTCGATACCAGCCCTAAGGTACACACTCCAGTGCGTCTACAAGCTCCTGGAACACTGCCAGAATGCAGAGGAGAAACTCCGCTTCGTTCTTCCCAAGCCCCGGCAGTCCAGCCCATCTAGCAACATCTATGGTCAAGCGAAAGTCTATCAGTACGATAAGGCCACCAAGAAACTAGTGGCTGTTGAAGATGATATCGAAGAGCTTCCGTTGTCTTCGGAAGAATACAACGAAGGACAAATACCCGATGCAGGATACTGCGATATGTGCGGGCAGGTGTGCGATTTTACAACATACACCAACCTGACCTTCGGGTACGTATGTACCAACTGTCTTACCGATCTTCGGAAAGACGGAATGTATGACAAGAAAACGGCAGAGGAATACATCAAGAACGGAAAGGAGATGCCCAAAGCACCTCCTGTAAGCCCGAACCCGCCGATGCCAATGACACCTCCAAAGTGGATGCACTCTGGAGAACCAGAGAAAGACAAGAAACTCACAAAATCCCAGGCCAGAAAACGCCGCAAAAAATTGAAGAAGCTAGCCCGACAAGCAATGCGAAAAAACTCCAGAACTCAAACCAACTATAAGAAGATGTGTTTTCCCACGGATTTTCGCAGTGATTTCCACAGAGATTTTCATTCAGCGACCTGGCGAGACGTTAAACCCAACACCAAAACACCACCTCCTGACAAAAGCAGGCAGGTAGAAAGGGAGCACTACAATGCGGTTGCACTTTATCCTCAACTCTTCGGGAAATCCTCCGAACAAACTGGCTGATGTCGAGATTCACTTCGACGACGGCCTGCTCGGAAACCTGAAGCTCGTCGGAGCTTCGGTTTGGAAAGGCAAAGACGGCGATAAGATCAACGTGCTGGTACCTGCACGGTCCTATGCTTCGGCGTCGGGCATCCGGTACTACGAACTTCTTCGGGATTCCGAAGGCGACAAACGTGAAGCTGTCGAGAAGTTCAAGCAACTCGTGCGTGACGAGTACGCCAAGATCGTCAAACCCGAAGGCACGGTGCAGTAATGGCCAGGACCGCTGCCGAAGTCTTCAACAGCATGGAGCATGAGGAGCGGTTGAAACTCTTGGAGGTGCTGGGGTTCGAAGAGCCCCAGCGATACCTCCACAGAGAGGAGCGACAGACCAGGTTCGAACAGTTATTGTATGAGGTACAAATAGAATTACAATCCTGTTATCAACCCCGAAAAGAAACATGGAAGGCACCCTAATGCCACCCACTGAACGCTCTTAAATCAAGTACCGAAAGGAGTTCGATGAATAAGATTCAGCGCCAGCTGGCTCTGGAAAGAGAGGGAGCCGAGTATGGCATTAAACAATACCGCGAGGCGTTACGAAAACGTGATCTCACAGATCTCCCTCCAGGTCAGAGACTACTCCACATGGCCATCGAGCCCTTCACAGAGAAGCTCAAAGAATGGCTGGATACTGTGAAACCTGGGATGCACGGCAGATGGAAGCCGTTCTTCAGACAGTTCAAGCCTGAGGTCGTTGGGTTCCTCACCGCCAAGAGGATTATCAACAACCTGGCTCACTCCAACAGGCTTACTTACCAGGCGATAGCAATCTCAATAGCAGGGATGCTGTTGGATCATCTAGATTATGAGCAGTTCAAAACAGCAGCACCAGGTTATGTATACGTCATCGAGAAGAACAACAAATGGGCAACAGAAGCCCATCGCCGTGCGACGATTCTCCGAGCCCAGCAGAAATTCATGGGAAGAACAGAGATGAGTTCAGTGGAACGCTTGTTGATAGGCAGGTGTTGCATTGAGCTCTTCATAGAATCTACTGGACTCGTCGAGAGAGTTCTACTGTCAAGAAACAACAGAAAACCTACGTACTACATTGTATCCACGCAGCTCACAGAGACATGGCTGGATCAAGCGAACCAGGAGTGTGAACTCCTTCAGCCACTATACTACCCAATGGTGGTGCAGCCCCAAGACTGGGTTAGCACTTCAGGCGGGGGATTCTTATCGAACGAGACTCTGCACAACTTGACACTCATAAAGACTCATAACACCAAAGAGTTAATGAGACTCGCTGACTACCCAATGCCTGAAGTCTACAAGGCCATAAACACGATCCAACACACACCGTGGCGGATAAACAGAAAGGTCTATCACATCCTCCAAGATGCCTGGAACATAGGAGGATTCGCAGGACTACCACACAGGGACAAGGCACAGGTGCCCCCCAGGACGTGGGAGGAGGGCGCAAAACCCTCAAAAGAAGAACTCAGTGCATGGAAGCACGCTGCTACCACAGCATACGAAACCCATGCTCGAGAGCAAAGCAAACGTATTTCGATGAACATCAAGCTGCACATCGCAGAGAAACTAATCAATGAACCAGAGATTTTCTTTGTGTGGTGCATGGATTGGCGGGGTAGAATATATCCCCTCCAACAATTCGTACACCCCCAAGCCGATGACAGCGGGCGTGCGCTTCTAGAGTTCGCTGAGGGTAAAGAGCTGGGAGAAGATGGAGCATTCTGGCTGGCTGTACACGGCGCCAACTGTTACGGAGAAGATAAGATATCTTTCAAAGATAGAGTAGACTGGGTGTTGTGCCATGAAGAAGAGATAATCCAGACTGCTGAGAACCCCGGCGCCACCCGTAGTTTCTGGGAAGATTGTGACAAGCCCTTCCAGTTCGTAGCATTTTGCTGTGAGTGGGCGGGGTATCGAGAAGAAGGAGAGCATTATGTTTCGCATCTACCTGTATCGCTGGATGGTTCATGCAATGGATTACAGAACCTCTCGGCAATGCTTCTGGACGAGATTGGCGGAAAGGCTACGAACCTGGTCCCTCAAGAAACTCCTTCGGATATATATTCAGAAGTCTCTGAAGTACTCCGAAGATCCGTTGAAGAGGATGCTGCTGCTGGTAACCCTGCAGCAATTCCCTGGGTCAACAAGATCGATCGTAAGGTTACTAAAAGAGGTGTGATGACCACACCCTACGGGGTAACCAGGTATGGCTTGAGGAAACAACTCGAATACGAGATCAACAAGCTAGACCACAACTACCTGGGAGTCGAAGAAACTGGACCATGCTTCGCATACCTCAGTGATAAACTATATGAGGCTATCGGAGAAGTGGTGGTCGCAGCAAGGAAAGCGATGGACTGGCTACAAGAGGTGGCAGAAATTGCTTCGCAAAATGAGCGGGTAATACGCTGGACCACACCAGTAGGGTTCGTGCCTTGCCAAGACTACCGTAGGTTTAAGTTGATCCGCATTGAAACAGTGTGGGGTGGGAACAGAATGCGGATAGGACTAAGACAGAACATCAAACGCATTGACAAGAGAAGGATGAAGCATGGAATAGCCCCCAACTTCGTTCACTCCTTGGACGCAGCGCACTTGATGAGCACAGTAAATCTAGCAGCAGATTTTGGGATAAAAAATTTTAGCTGCATTCACGACAGCTACGGTACTTTAGCAGCAGACGTGAGTCAATTAGCTTTATGCCTGAGGGAAACCTTTGTCAAGCAGTACAATACAGATGTACTGCAGAGATTCAGGGACGAGGTGGCTCGCCAACTTCCAGATCGGTTGGCCCAAAAGATCCCTCCAATACCAGAGAAAGGAGACTTAGATCTGAATCGTGTGAGGGAGTCGAAGTACTTCTTCGCTTAACAACTAGACAGAAGGAGGATCAATGGCTGCACAGAAAGCCCGCTTGCCCAAGTTTACTACACCTAAGGGCATAGCAAAGTATCCGTGGCTGTCCAAGCCCGATACGCAATTCAATCCTACGGGAGTGTACAAGGTAAGCTTGCTCATCCCAAAGGCAAATGCTCGTGAGCTGATCGACAAGCTCGATACAGCTGCTGGCGAGGCGTTAACTGAAGCAAGAGCTAATGCCAAGTCACCCGCAATCGCCAAACAGATCACTCTGGCTCCGTGTTACCACATCGAGACAGACGATGAAGGCGAAGAAACTGGGAACATTGAGTTCCGGTTCAAACAGAACGCTCTCGTCAAGTTCCAGGACGGGACAACCAAGGAGATGAAACCGTTCATCTTCGATGCGCAAGGGAAACAGATGCAAGTGTGTCCGAATGTCTACGGGGGTTCGGTACTTCGCATCAACTTTTCTCCGGTTGGATACTACAATGCTAGTTCCAAGAGTGCCGGGGTATCTCTCCGCATGAACGCAGTCCAGATCATGGAGCTGGTCACCGGGGGTGGCTCAGCTGCGGGGTTCGGATTTGCAACGGAAGAGGATGGCTTCGACAGCACAGGGTTCAGTGCCCCTGCTGAGACGCCTGTAGCGGAGACGCCTGAGGCGTCCTCGACTGACTACTGATCGAGGACTTCGCTACGGATATCGTTCGGGTTTAGAAGAACGGGTAGCCGGGGAGCTCAAGCGACTCGGCATCCCGTTCAAGTTTGAAGCGGTAAAGATCCGCTTTGAACAGCCCCCCAAGGCGAGAACATACTCACCAGATTTCCTGCTGCCCAACGGTATCTTTATAGAAACCAAAGGTCGCCTGACTACAGAGGACAGGCAGAAACATCTCTGGATCAAAGAACAGCACCCAGAGATAGACCTAAGGTTCGTGTTCTCTAACCCAAGAAGCAGGATCTCCAAACGATCCGCTACTACGTACGCAGATTGGTGCGAGCGTCACGGGTTCATGTACGCAAAGGGAAGCATTCCCTTGAGCTGGATAAAATGAGACAGTGTATTGATTGCGAAAGCATTCAACCACTAACCGCTTTCCCCAGCTTTGTACATAACAAAACCCAAGTCCGGTATTACCGTTACCAATGTAAGACCTGTTACAGCAGCGATATCAGAGCTGGACATGTCGTCAAAAAGGAACAGTATATACGGGAGCGTGGTGGTAGGTGCCAAAGGTGTGGCGATGTGAGACCGTGGGTGATGGACTTTCACCACGACCCACCAAGGCAAGGAGAGTCAGACACCATACCATTTAGCATGAGCATGGAAAACATTCGAGAGAAATTCAAAGATCTTCACATGCTCTGCGCTAACTGCCATCGGGAAGCTCACTACCTGATGTCAAAGACATACGAAAGGAAAATGCGTGACATACAGAAAAAAGCATCTAAGCCCACAGCAAAGGATAGTCCTCTCCCAGTTGGCAACGGGCGCCCCGTTCACCCCGTTATCAGCCTTGACGAACTTCGGGGTAGGAAGACTCGCTCCAAGGATTGAGGAGCTGAGAAAGATTGGCTTCCCTATCACAACCAAGATAAAGAGGATCAACAACCATAAGTATGCTTCGTACACCTTAAACAGGAAAGCTTGCCGGAAGCTGTACGAACAGTATGCAACATAACACAAGCGACTTCATAGTCCACGGACCGTGTGACTCTTGTGGTAGCAGCGATGCGTGTGGTCATTATACCGATGGCCACACGCACTGCTTCTCTTGTGGAAAAACTACGCAACCTCAAGAGGGCGCGGTGCTCCCAGAAAGGAAGATCCAAGTGACGGGCTTGGTCGACGGCGGGGAGTTTCTTCCTCTCCCCAGGCGTGGAATCAAGGAAGAGACGTGTCGAAAGTTCGGGTACAGACAGGGTATGCATGCAGGTAAACCTGTACACATAGCGCCATACACATATGATGGCGAGATCATAGCACAAAAGCTACGCTACCCGAACAAAGAGTTCCGCTTCGTAGGTGATCCTTCGCTTGCTCTGCTCTTTGGACAACAGTTGTGGAGGAGCTCAGGGAAGCGAGTGGTTGTGACTGAGGGCGAGATAGATGCTATGAGTGTGGCTCAAGCATTCAACCTCAGGTGGCAAGCTGTCTCTGTACCTAACGGAGCACAGGGCGCCAAGCGTGCGATCAGCAAGGCATTGGAGTGGTTGGAGGGGTATGAAGAAGTGGTACTGGCTTTTGACAATGATGAGTCAGGTCGTGCGGCCGCCAAGGAGTGTGCTGCCCTCTTCACCCCAGGCAAGTGCAAGATACTTCACTGGCCTAACAGCATCAAAGATGCCAACGACATGATACAGCAGGGGAGAGAAGCCGAGATTCCCCAGCTAGTGTTCGAAGCCAAGACATATAGACCTGACGGCATCCTGGCTGGCACCGAGCTCAAGCAGAAGATCGATGAGTTCAGGACAGGCGGAGGTACCTACTTCTCCTACGATACCATGCGCCCCAAAATGGACGCCATGGTACGTGGGTTTCGTAAGGGAGAGCTGGTCATGCTCACAGCAGGAACTGGGATCGGTAAATCCACCGAGGCTGCAGAGCATGCGTATGACCTCATGATGAGGCACCAGCTAAACGTAGGCTACGTGGCTCTGGAAGAGAACCCACTGCGCACAGCGTTACGGATGATGAGCATCTACCTCAACAAACCCCTGCACCTGGGGCTCGGAGGAATAACCCAGAAGGAGTATGAAGATGCATACACTGAGACTGTTGGTTCGGGGCGCTTCTTTCTTTACGATCATTTCGGCAGTCTCGAGAGCGACAACCTCTTATCCAAACTTAAGTTCTTGGCTAATGGGTGTAACTGCGATTTTGTGGTCCTTGACCATATTAGTATTGCTGTCAGTGGTCGTGAAGATGGGGACGAAAGACGGATTATAGACAACCTAATGACACACCTGCGCTCACTCGTTGAGCAGACAGGCGTCGGAGTGCTGGCCATCAGCCACCTCAAGAAGCCACAGACAGGTACCTCTCATGAGGAGGGAGGACGTGTAACCTTGGATGACCTCCGAGGATCAGCGTCCATCAAACAACTGTCCGATACTATCATTGGTATCGAGAGAAACCAACAGGACCCAGTGAACGGTGACTACTGCCAGCTGCGTGTTCTCAAGTGTCGCTTCACGGGTGAGACAGGACTAGCTGACCAGCTGCACTACAACAGAGGAACAGGCAGACTGCATGCGGTAGAGATCGAAGCAGCTGCTGAGTTCGAGGAGGAGTAATGGGAACCACAGAAAAGCGCTTCAGAAAGCGCACGAAGATTGAGCGACTGTACCAGCAGATCCGCACACTGCAGATGCTCAACGAATATCTTCGGGAAAGAATGCGGGAGATGATTGCACTACAGGAGCTTGTGCATCAGAACCAGCTGGACGAGCGCACGGAACAGTGCACGAAGTGTGTATAGATGTTGATCTTCGATTTGGAAACGGATGGGTTGCTGGATGATGTAACCAAGGTTCACACCCTGACAACCTACGATACCGATACCAAGATCTTTAACACATATGACTTGGCTGCAACCAAGGAGGGGATCAGATCAGTAATGGAACACCCCTCCATCTGCGGGCATAACATCATAGCCTACGACCTCCCGGTTATCAAGAAACTGTTCAGACTTGAGCCTAAGGGCAAGGTGACAGACAGCATGGTGATGGCACGGCTGGCGTACCCAGACATCAAGGACATAGACTACGGTATGATTCGCCAGAAGAAATTCCCTGGCAAGTACCTAGGGTCTCACTCCCTGAAAGCCTGGGGGTTCAGGTTGGGTGTGCTCAAGGCTGAGTTCCAGACTGACTGGAAAGAGTGGTCGCAGGAAATGAGCGACTACTGCGTACAGGATGTCAAGGTAACCGTCGAGCTCATGAACCGAGTGAGCAAGAAGGAGCTCACACCTCAATCCATAGATCTAGAGCACGAAGTACAGCGCATCATCTACCGTCAGCATAGATACGGATTCCTGTTCGATAAGGAAAAGGCTGAGCAGCTGTACTGCAAGTTGTTGCAACGGCAGAAAGAGCTAACGTACAAACTTCAAGAGTTCTTTAGGCCCTGGTATAGACCTGAAGGTGAGTTTACACCTAAGCGAGGGGACAAGACCAAGGGCTACGTGAAGGGAGCCACCTTTACCAAGGTCAAGTACACCGAGTTCAACCCTGCATCCAGAGCACACATCTGCGATCGACTCTCCACCTTGTATGGATGGCAGCCGAAACCAGATGAGTACACCGAAGCAGGAACACCCCGCATGGACGAAGAGATCGTCAAGAACCTCAAGGTACCCGAGGCGCCATACCTGGCTGAGTACTTCCTGGTACTCAAGAGAATCGGGCAGTTAGCTGAGGGTCAGCAGGGGTGGCTGCAGACAGTAGAGAAGGACGGACGCATCCACGGATCAGTCAACACTATCGGCGCTGTCACCCGGAGGATGACTCACTCACACCCAAACATCGCTCAGGTTCCACGGGCAGGTTCGCCCTACGGAGAAGAGTGCCGACAGTTGTTTACTGTACCACCTGGCAAGAGCCTGGTAGGAGTAGATGCTTCGGGGCTGGAGCTGAGATGCCTGGCTCACTACATGTCACAGTACGACAACGGTGCTTACATTGACATCGTGACCAAAGGCAACCAACAGAACGAGACAGATGTCCACTCCCAGACATGCATAGCCATTGGGCTCAAGCCCAAAGAGCAGTATGAGCTGGGAGGAAAGGTCGGCTTCGGGCGCGACTTCGCTAAGACATTTGTCTACGCCTTCCTCTATGGAGCTGGTGAGTACAAGCTAGGCTCCATTGTGGGGAAAGGTGCTCATGCTGGTAAGGCTATGAAGAACCAATTCTTCGAGAGGTTCCCAGCTCTACGCCAACTGAAAGATAACGTCGAGGCTGTCGCTATCAAGAAGGGCGTGCTCCGCTCTCTCGATGGAGCACCCATGAAGGTACGCTCTATTCACGCTGCGCTCAACACCCTACTACAAGGGGCAGGAGCACTGGTGATGAAACAAGCTCTGGTAATAACAGACCATGCGCTCAAGGCACACGGCTACACACCAGGGAAAGAGTATGAGTTCGTGGCTAACATTCACGACGAATGGCAGGCCGAGTGCGACAAAGCAATCGCTAGGACAGTCGGTGAAACCTCAATCATCGCCATCGGACAAGCAGGGAACGCCCTGAATATGAGATGCCCGTTGGCTGGTGAATACAAGATAGGCTCTAACTGGGCCGAAACGCATTAGGAGGAACAATGGAAGACAAGATCAATCACCCCCAGCACTACACCAGGGGTGGCATTGAGTGCATCGATTACATTGAGTCCTGGGGCATGGACTATAAACAAGGAAACATCATCAAGTATGTCACCAGGTTCAAAGACAAGGGTGGAGTGGAGGACCTTAAGAAAGCCCGGTGGTATATCGACCGACTAATTGAGGAACTAGACGCTGATGTTACCGTTTGGCAGCGTACCCCGTCGCCTAACGCCGGGAGAGGCACCGCTACCGTAGGAGATAAGTATACTCCTGCACAGGATGACTGGAGTAGGAGCCACCTCCCGTTGGATATCTCCGGTAAGGTGATAAGCTCACCGTCAGAAGTAATGCCCTATCCTGTGGACTGGCCATACAACAAGAGCGGCGCGTGCAACCCGTGCAAACAAGCAGCAGGGCGCAGCCGAGCGTGCAACCATGAAACTTAAGACACTGCTGATCGATGCAGACATTCTACTGCATCGGTTCGGTAACTCTAACCAAAGTAAGATCGAGTGGGGGGAGGGTGAAACCTCCCTCGCACTCACCCCGATAGAGGACGTTCTCAATGAGGTGGATGCATTTATAGCTCACCTTGGAGTCGTGCTGCCTCGGACCGAGCCGTTCCTGTGTTTCTCAGGAGACAAGAACTTTCGGTACAAAGTGCTACCAACCTACAAGCACAATCGGGCAAAACTTGAGAAGCCAGTGCACTTTCAGGCGATCAAAGAGCACTTAATGAATAACTATACCTATCTCATGCAGCCAATCTTGGAAGGTGATGACCTCATGGGAATCATAAGCACCACCGAAAGGGGCCAGCATATCATCTGCTCCAACGACAAAGACATGAGGCAAATACCTGGGAAGCACTACAACTGGAACACAGGAAAGAAGTTCACAGTTACCAAAGCTCAGGCTGATGATTGGTTCTATATGCAGGTACTGACAGGAGATACAGGGGATGGCTATACGGGTATCCCTGGTGTTGGGCCTGTCAACGCAGCAAAGATTCTGGGAGACACCATCTACTACGCAGATAACCAGGATGACCTACCGTACACCCCCTGGGAAAAGATTGTCCTCGCTTATGAAGCCGCAGGACTGACTGAAGAAAACGCTCTACAACAGGCACGGGTAGCCCGCATCCTGCGTAAGGGCGAGTATGACTTTGACACCAAGGAGGTAACACTTTGGACGCCTACCGAGTACTAAAGATGGCTATGGCTTTCTTCAAAGACAGAAACGGCTACGTCAATCTCACAGACGTACAGTCGAGATACTGGTTCCTTAGGAACTACTACAGAAGTTGACTCCGTACCAGGAGTTCATCTACAAGCGATCCTACTCCCGGTGGATGCCGGGGGTAGGGCGCAGGGAAAATTGGAGTGAAACCGTTGAAAGATATCGTACATTCTTCTTGCCTCTTGTACCGAGCGAACTGCACACCGACTTCGAACACGCTATGGAGTTGGTACTGGAACAGCAGGTTATGCCTTCTATGCGTTGCTTATGGAGCGCTGGCCCTGCTCTTTCACACGACAATATCGCTGGCTACAACTGCGCATACACTGCGATTGACAGTGTTAAAAGCTTCTCAGAGATTCTCTATATCCTAATGAATGGTGCTGGCGTTGGGTTTAGCACCGAGCGCCAGTACATCAACAACCTCCCAACAATTCCGGATCACATTACTAATAATCCGGTAAGCTGGCTGGTAGAGGATTCAAAACTTGGGTGGGCTGAAGCTTACAACCACCTGCTCGGACAACTATTCTCTGGGATGCTGCCCCAGCTGGACTTGAAAAAAATTAGGCCAGCTGGTGCACCACTCCACACCTTCGGAGGGCGGGCCTCTGGCCCAGCACCCTTCCACCAACTCATAAAGTTTACAGTTAACACATTCATGAAGGCAAAAGGGCGCAAGCTCAACAGCCTCGAAGTGTATGACCTAGTGTGCATGGTAGCCAACTGCGTAGTCTCTGGAGGAGTGCGCAGAAGCTCGACCATAAACCTTTCCAACTTAAGCGACACCAGAATGAGGGACGCTAAGACTGGAGCTTTCTTCATCGAACACCCGCAAAGGATGCTCAGCAACAACAGCGTTTGCTATACGGAGAAACCAGACGCTGCCATCTTCATGGAAGAGTGGCTAGCGCTGATGAAATCTGGGTCAGGAGAAAGGGGGATCATTAATCGTGAGTCTTTTGTGGAATCTGCAAAGCGTACAGGTAGACTGGACAGAGATTATGGAACAAACCCATGCGGAGAAATCATCCTCCGAAACAAACAGTTCTGCAATCTCACCGAAGTCATCGTCAGACCCACAGACACCGAAGAAACCCTCAAACCAAAGGTCAGAGCCGCGGCCTTACTCGGGGTACTCCAGGCCAGCCTTACCGATTTTAAGTATCTCTCGCCTGAGTGGAAAGCCAACTGTGAAGAGGAGCGACTCCTCGGACTGAGCCTGACTGGGCTCATGGATAACCTAAAAATCTGGGATTCTTTAGGAGGTCTTAAACATGAAGCGTGGGTGGCTTCGAGCCACGCAGCAGAAATCTTGGGCATCGAGAAACCTAAAGCCGTTACTTGTGTCAAGCCTTCAGGTACTGTGTCGCAGCTGGTGGGCTGTGCAAGTGGTATTCATCCTCGCCATGCTCTTTACTACACTCGCCGTGTTCGTGTTAGTGCCTCAGATCCTGTTGCTATCCTACTAAAAGACGCAGGAGTTCCTTACCAACCTGAAGTAGGGCAGTCACAGGAGAACGCTAATACTTTTGTATTCGAGTTTCCTCAAGCTTCCCCTGTAGGTAGCATATTTAAGGACCAGTTAACTGCTTTAGGACAGCTTCAAGGGTGGCTTAAAGTAAAGAAGAACTGGTGCGATCATAACCCATCGTGTACTATCTATGTAAAGCCACATGAATGGCTTGAGGTAGGGGCTTGGGTTTACAAGAATTGGGAGTGGATTGGTGGTCTCTCCTTCTTACCTAGCGACGGTGGGGTCTATGAACTAGCTCCGTATGAAGAGATAGATCTAGAGGAATACAAAGCTAAAATGGCTACATTCCCTAAGATAGAATGGAAAGATCTATCCCTCTATGAATCTAATGATTTTACTACTGGGGCAAAAACGTATGCTTGCACGGGAGATAAGTGTGAGATACTTTAATTCCACCCACTGAACGGAGAAAACTATGGATAACATAATGGATAGTGAAGTACTCTATGCAATGCTTGATAAAGCTTTCCCGCATAAATGTCCTACAATAGACATGACAGAGAGAGCTATTTGGATGTATGCAGGGAAGCGAGAGATGCTCGACATCATTCGAGCTAAACTAGACTTGGCAATGGAGCCCCCTGAGGAATAGGGTCAGCCAAAGAAAAGGAGAAGGTTATGTGCTTTGCGCCAAAAGTACCCGAAGCACCTCCCCCTCCCCCTCCTGCACCTCCGGTAAACCCGATTGAGATTGGGGTTTCTGATGAGCAGTTGGGGAAAAAGAAAAAGAAGAAGCTGATGGGGCCTTCGGCTCTACAGATTCCTCTTGTTGGGGGTGATCCCACGAGTGGGCTCGGCATCCCTGGGACAGGTGTGTAGTGAATGGCAACCGTTGAGAGCGGTGCCAGTACTAAACCACAATCAATCAAAGCCAGATGGCAGAAGCTAAACCAGGACCGTACCTCGGTACTGCAGAGGGCCAGGGAGTGTGCTAAAATCACCATCCCAGGTCTCCTCCCGCCTGAAGGTGCAACACAGAACACTCGGCTTAATACGCCGTGGCAGTCCCTCGGGGCCAGAGGTGTAAACAACCTCGCATCAAAGCTGATACTTGCACTGTTCCCTCCGAATCAGGCGTTCTTCCGACTGAGGTTGGAAGAAGCCGTTATCAATGACCTATCCCAAAACGAAAATGCAAAGACGATTGCGGAAGAGGGCATGGCTCGGATGGAGCAACTGATAGTCGACGAGATCGAGACCCGTGCTGTGCGCATGGGAGCCTTCGAAGCATTTAAGCACATGATCGTGACAGGAAATACTCTGGTACACGTTGACGAGACTCAAGGTCTTCGAGTGTTCCGCTTGGATCAGTACGCTGTCAAGCGTGATCCTGTGGGTAATGTCCTGGAAATTGTAACCAAAGAATCTATCTCCTACATGGCTTTACCTGAGGACCTCCGAGCTCAGGTACAGACCGACAACTCTGAAGACGTCACAAGCGTCGACTCGAAGCCCCTTGACCTGTACACCAGAGTCATGCGTGGTGAGTCCGGAGACACATGGGAGATCACTCAGGAGATCAATGAGGTCGTGATCCCTGACTCGATTGGAACCTACCCCCTCAACAAATGTCCGTTCATCCCGTTGCGCTGGAGCGCTCTTGCGGGAGAAGATTATGGAAGAGGGCTCGTAGAAGAATACCTGGGGTACCTCCAGTCTTTGGAGGTCCTGACCCAGAGCATCGTTGAAGGGTCTGCAGCTGCAGCCAAGGTGCTCGTCATGGTAAACCCCAACAGTACGACCCGCATTAAGAAGGTAGCCGATGCAGCCAATCTGGATGTAATTGAAGGAGTGGCTACGGATGTGACCTTCTTACACCTTGATAAGTACGCTGACTTCAAGGTAGCGCTCGAGACGATGAATACCATAAAGACCGAACTCGCCGCTAGTTTCTTACTTAACTCGTCCATTCAGCGTAATGGCGAGAGAGTGACAGCCGAGGAGATTCGGTATATGGCGAAGGAACTCGAGGACGCCCTCGGCGGCGTGTACTCCGTGCAGAGCAAGGAGTTCCAGCTCCCCCTTATCGAGGTCATCAAGCTCCAAATGGAGAAAGCTAAGAAGCTCCCAGTCTTACCTAATGACAGCGTTATGCTGACCATCACTACTGGACTGGAAGCACTTGGTCGGTCACATGACTTAGTGAAGCTGAACCTGTTCATGCAGGAATTGTCTACACTAGGCCCTGAACAAGTAGCACCTTACCTCATCATCCCCGACTACATCGCCAGAGTTGCCAACGCTACAGGTGTTGACATCAAGGGACTGATTAGATCCGAGGAAGAGGTCGAGCAGAAGAGAGCTGAAGAAGCTCAAGCTGCACAACAGGCTCAGCTGATGTCGGATGGCATCAAGTCTGGGGCTGCAACCGAAGTAGCGAAAGGAATGGTACAGAACTATGGAGGACAACCTCCGAGTGGAGGAGCCCCAGCTTAATAAGGGACACCTTCCCACTATAAAAATACCTAAGAAGGAGACTTTATGTCAGACGAAACAACGGGTACCGGAGCAGGAGCAGCGGCGGAAACTACAACGCCCCCTGCGCCGTCCGTAGAACTTCCGTCCGACCAGCAGGAACTTCTCGCTGGTAAGTACAAGACCACCGAGGAGCTCGTAAAAGGCTACAAAGAACTTGAGAAGAAACTTGGAGCCAAACCCTCAGAGCCACCCACAACTGCGGTTAAGCCGAAGACTGGCCTACCCCAGATTACCACGGAGGAAGCCAACCAGGCTACTGAAATGGCAGGGCTGGACATGGCGAAGCTCAACAAGGAATACGAAGAGACTGGAGCATTATCTGACGAGAGTATCAACGCCTTGGCCAAGGTGGGGATACCCAAGCAGATGGTCGAGGACTACATCGCAGGACAGGAAGCCAGGGCAGCACAAAGTGTTGCTCAGGTGTACCAGGTAGCTGGAAGTGAAGAGAAGTACAAGGAAGCTGTTGCATGGGCTGGTACTAACCTCCCTAAGGCGGACGTAGAAGCCTTCAATAAAGCTATCCTTGGCGACTTCAACCAACAGCGCTTTGCGGTGGAAGCCCTCATGGGCAGATTCAATGCGGCCCGAGGTACAAGTCCCAACCTACTGAAGGGACAGGCAGCCCCCGGTGGTCCAGAGGGATACGCTAGCCGGGAACAAATGAGGGCCGACATGAGTGACCCTCGATACAAGAAGGACCCCGCCTTCCGAGCTGCGGTCGAAGAGAAAGCTCGGCGTACGACAGCCTTTTAAGCGAAGAGAGCCTGAACCGTGAGCCCCTGAGGGGTACCTCACGAAGTAGGACACCTTTCAGAGCGTAGGCGCTAGTACATGTAGTACCTACAAACTCAAAGGAGAAACACAAAAATGGCATCTGCTTCAACTCCCAACTATTTTGGGTTGGCAGGTGGCGGCCTTTCCGCCAACGGTACATACAGCACGGACACGGCGCTCTTTGCGAAGATCTTTTCTTCGGAAGTTCTGACTGCGTTCGAGCAGACCACGCTCATGCTGGACAAGCATATGGTCCAGTCGATCTCGGGCGCGAAGAGCAAAGAGTTCCCGAAGATCGGGCGTATTTCTTCGGCTTACCATACCCCCGGCGCAGAGCTGACGGGTCTGGCGGTCGAGCACCAGCCGATCGTGATCTATCTCGACAAGTTGCTTGTCTCCCACGTCTTCATCGCTGAGATCTTCGAGGCTATGAGCCACTATGACGTGCGGGGTCCCTATGCGACCGAGATGGGCCGTCAGCTGGCGTACAACTTCGATCAGTCCGTTATCATGGAGCACATTCGCGCTGCGAAGAAGGCCCCTCTGATGACTGAAGACATCGCGGCTGCGTCCAAGGTCCAGTACCTTGGTGCGAGCTACGACGGCTTCTCCGTGGCGAACAAGGCGGCTGCCCTCGCAACGGCAATCTTCACCCAGGCTGCGATCTGGGACAACGCTTTCGTTCCTGGTGAGCGTTTCCTCCTGCTCCAGCCTGTAGACTACAACGCTCTTGTCCAGAACACCACGGCGATCAACGCTGACTGGGGTGGGATGGGTGCGTACTCCGATGGTACGGTCTTCAAAGTCGGTGGTGTGAACATTATCAAGGCCCCTGGCCTCGCCAACACGATCGAGAAGGACACCACGGGTAACACCACGGGTAACACCACGAACACTGGTGATGCGGTTCACGGTGCTTCTGGCGACACGGACGTTCGGGCGATCATGTTCACCGAGCAGTGCGTTGGTACGCTGAAGCTCATTGATATCGCCACCGAAGCGCAGTGGGATATCCGTCGGCAGGGTACTTTGCTCGTCGCTAAGTATGCGATGGGTCACGGAGTTCTGAATCAGAACTGCGCTGCGTACTTCGCCAACGACGCTAGCTAATAGCAGCGTCTAATTGTAACACCAATGGGGAGCTCTTAGCGGGGCTCCCCTTTTTTTGCAAGGCAGGCGACATTCTGTTCGTCATGCATATCTAAACCATATTATAGGAGTACACATGAATGGCATATACACTTGAGATTGACTATTCTGCACAGTCTGGCTATGGAAACTGGTTCGGCAATAGTTCTTCCTACCTAGCAGTTAAAGGTGGGTTTACTGTAGGAGGTACTGGTTTTCAAGTTGGACAATTCGGGGTGTGGTTGTATCGTACCTCCGGTGTGGCTGGCGCTAATTATGTAACAGCCTACCTGTTCTCTGAGTCAGGAGGGAATCCTTCTGCTCAGTTACAAACTTCTATAAACACTATTAATGTTAGTGCCATAACGACCACCATTTTTGGTGTTGAGTATTTGTTTCAATTTGCTGGATATGATTTAACAGCTTCAACCAAATACTTTATTGTTCTATTAGCCAGCGCAGCTCACGCTGTGTACCCACGATTTGTGATGGGAGCAAGCGGAACTGGATGGAACTACAGCGCAGGGAGAGGAACGTTCCCGGTCAGCGGCGGTGGCAGCAACTTAACTAGACTCAGAGTTTATTCTCAGCCAGCGGCTGGGGGAAGTATATTTAAACCTCACTATTACACTCATCTATTACAGGGAGGAGGCAGGTAATTGAAAAAGAATACCGCAACAAAGTGGCTAGTGTTTGCCTTCGACCTGACAGACAACACGCCAGTCACTGGGGATGCTGCAAACATCACCGCTGATGTATATATCGACGGGTCGGTGAATGCAGTCGACGATACGAACCCAACTGAACTTGCTCATGGATACTATATGTTTGATATTACAGGAGCCGAGACCAACGGGGATCACATCATGATTGACCCTGTGTCGGCTACAGGAGATGTTCAAGTAATCGGAGTTCCTGGTTCTGCATGGACCGACACATTAGCTGCTGATATAGCTACTGTCGATTCAAATCTGGATGCACTGATAGTTACAGTCGGAACACCAGCAGACACTGATATTGCTACCGATATCGCTAACCTGGACACCGTGGTGGATGGTCTCATCACAACTGTTGGAACACCAGCAGACACTGATATTGCTACCGATATCGCTAACCTGGACACCGTGGTGGATGGTCTCATCACCACCGTCGGAGCCCCAGCTGACACTGACATCGCTACTGACATTGCCAATGTGCAAACTGTTGTGGATGCTCTCACGGTTGGAGCAATTGCAGACGCTGTATGGGATGAAGTGCTCACCGGAGCCACCCATAATGTTGCCACCTCAGCGGGCCGTAGGCTCCGCTCCTTGGGTGGCAATGCTGTATCCAGCGCTGTGGATGATCCTGGTGCTGCTGCAACCACTACGGTCTTTAACACCGATCTTACAGAAGCAGATGGCTACTGGAACGAGCAGTTGATCTACTTCACCACCGGATCGCTGGCTGGTCAATGCAAACCGATTCTCGAGTACCTCAACGCCAGTGGACAGATTACTCTATCTGACGAGCTTACCGCTGCCCCGGCGAATAACGATGAGTTCGATATTCTCCCGGCGCACATCCATCCGATGACTGAGATCTCTGACGCCGTCTGGGATGATCTGGTTTCCTCGCATGTAGGGGCTGGAAGCTTTGGGGAAGCTATTGATACTCTGGCTAGTGCTGGTGCTGCTCCTACTGCAGCTGATATCGCAGACGCAGTATGGGATGAAGCCCAGGCTGACCATGTTAGCGCTGGCTCCTTTGGTGACCTGGGTATTGCTCAGGACGCCAAGCTCGATGCGATCATCACGGACACCGACGAACTCCAGGGTGACCTGACCGACGGCGGAAGGCTTGATGCCCTCATCGATGCAATACTGCTCGATACCGGGACTACATTGCCAGACCTTCTGGCTGTTGTAGACGGAAATGTTGACTCTATTCTTGTTGACACCGGAACCACTCTCGATGCCGCCATCGCTGACCTACAGTCCGACATTACGGACATCCTTGCAGACACCGATGAGTTGCAGGACGAGTGGGCTGATGGTGGAAGACTTGATTTAATCTTAGACGCTGCTTCTGCTCCAACAGCAGCTGACGTAGCAGATGCCGTATGGGATGAAGCCATCGCTGGGCATGCTGCTGCAGGCAGTACAGGCGAAGCCCTTGCTGGTGCTGCATCTGCGGGTGACCCTTGGGTTACTCCGCTCCCTGGTGCGTATGGCGCTGGGAGTGCGGGGAAGAAACTGAGCGATGCTATCACTCAGATTACGGCGATACTGGTAGATACAGGAACGAGTATTCCCGCTTCCCTTGTAACAATCGATTCCAATGTGGATGCCATCCTGGCAGACACTAATGAACTTCAGAGTGACGATACCCCTGCAGCTCTGACAGCTTTGGACGCCAAGATTGACGTCATCGACGGCATCGTGGACTCCATCGTGGCTGATACTAACGAGTTGCAGACGGACTGGGAGGACGGTGGTCGACTGGATCTGATCCTTGATTCGGTTGCTGCTCCTGCTAGCGCCGCTGCAATTGCTGACGCTGTATGGGATGAAGCAATTGCTGCCCATTCTAGCGCAGGAAGTACTGGTCTGACTCTGGCGCAAGCCTTGGCTGGCCTGTCCTCGTCTGTGGCTGGGCTTGGCTCAGTGTCCAACACCATCACCGTCACCGTGGGTGGCGTGGGGTTAGAAGGTGTTGATGTATGGGTCACCAGTGATGAAGCAGGGACCACTGTTGTAGCGGGTACTCTGCAAACCGATACCAACGGGGAGGTAGTATTCTTACTTGACCCCGGTACGTACTACGTCTGGCAGCAGAAGACTGGCTACAACTTTGAATGCCCTGACGAACTAACAGTAACATAAGGAGGAATCCGTGGCTGACCTTATAGTAACTGGAACCGGAGCTGCGGTTCCTTCATCTCAAGCTATATATCACGTAATGACCGAGTTAGAAGCGGTCAATATAATGCTCGGGACTATTGGCGAACAGCCTGTCAATAGTCTCGACATTTCCACCATCTCTGAAGTCTCCATTGCATCGGACATGCTCTACGAGGTGTCCCGTGAAGTGCAGACCAGGGGGTGGAGTTTCAACGAAGAGGATGAATACGACCTGACGCCCTCTCAAGGTGAGATTCCGGTACCCCCGAACGCTCTTAAGGTTGTCGTGAATGATCCGTCAGGAGACTACTGGGTGCGTCGTGGGACACGGCTTTACAACCGGACCGATCACACGTACTCCGTGGACTCTAGCGTTACCGCCATGCCATGCACCATCGTCTTCTTCCTTCCGTTCACTGATCTTCCTCAGACAGCTCGTACGTATATCGCTTTGCGTACAGCTAGGAAGTTCCAAGAGAGGATCGTGGGATCGACTCAGATCGAGAAGTTTACGGAGATCGAAGAGAACCAAGCTTGGATTAACCTCCTCGCAGAGGAAGTGGACCAAGGCAAATTTTCTATGGTCGATAACAAGCTTCGCCAGAATAGAGGTTAACTATGCCTCTTCTTTCTAAGACCATTACTGGAATGTATGGGGGCGTGTCTCAACAGCCCCCTGCACTCCGGTTGGATAACCAGTGTGAGGAGATGCTGAACTGTTTCCCCACTCTGGCAGACGGGGTGTACAAACGCCCCCCTGCAGCCTTCCTAGACGCCTTGCGTGCTAAGGTAGGTGGGCTGACTGATCCAGTTAGGATGCACTTCGTAGATCGAGATGATTCTGAGAAGTATGTAGTCTTTTTCACAGGAGACGATACTACTCCTATCGAAGTCTACTCCTTGCTGGATGGAGCCGCTAAAAGTGTAACATACAACCCCACCAACATCGGGGAGAACCTTTTCAGTGATCCTGGATTGGATGATGTCACAGAGTGGACCGCCAGCGGAGTGACGCAAGTATCAGCGAGCATCTTTCAGTTTGATGATGGAGACTACATCGAGCAATCTATTCCAGTAGTTTATCCCAACTATTACCGAGTTGCAATCGAACTTGACACCGGAGCTCCTGCGGTCATCGATACCGACGGCGGAGCAGCGGAGAGTTGGTTTGTAGAAGTAGGGGACAGCGGAGTGGACGATGTAGCTGACGATACCGAGCTTGGAATATTTCAGGCACCAGCTGGCGTATCGACAGTCACAATTAGAATTACCTACAATGGAAATACGTCTCAGAACGAGCTACACGCAGCTTTCTGTTACCAGTGCGTGGAGCCGGGAGACTACAAAAAGTACGCCACCACAGATACACCGGAAGAGTCCATCAAGGCTTTAACGATTGCAGACACCACAGTTGTCAGCAATATCGAGGTAACCCCTGAGAAGAGCGGGTTCCCTGACCTTGGATGGGAGTTTCCATTTGCATTAATTAACATCACTCATGGGGTGGCTGGTCAAACCTACAACGTAGAGATCAACGGCGTGACCTACTCCTATACTACAGGAGACAGCACGCAGTACTCCACCTATCGGACCACGTATATTGCTGAGCAGCTGGCTACAGCAATCGATGCTGGGCTTGGCTCAGATTGGCAAATCTCCTACCGGGGCTCCGCAATCTTAGTATGGAACTCAGCAGGAGATGATTTCACTTTCAGCGTGAACGACAGCTGGGGGGACTCGGCAATGGTAGGGATTAAGGAAGAAGCCAGGAGGCTGGAAGATCTTCCAAATACCATGCCTATACCATCTAGCGTAGGAGCAGGTGATTACGGCGCTGTAGCAACCACCGTTCTCCTCCAACGCGAAGACGATCATGAGGACGGAGTATCCTGTACGATCACCGTCACTGACTCCCTTGCTAATGAAGTGTCCGTTGACTCAGGTGAATATGCTGGATGGGGTGGGTCCTGGCTTACCCTTTATAGGGCAACTGCAGCCAAAAGCCTAGCTACAAAGCTGCAGACAGCCTTGGACTCTCACGGTGATATGGATGGATATGTTGTCCAGTATATACCGGGGAGTGCTTCATTCCGCATCAATAGTTCAATCCGCACCTTCACTGTTACTTCAAGTGGCACAGGACCAACTAGGATTTTAAACACCCTAGGATACGCCTCTGACGGGACTAAATCTCCTCAGGAAGACATAGTGATCTATGTCGGCCCGAGAGTGACTGACGCCCTAGGAACGGGTTACTACTTGAAGTGGGTAGACGAAACGAAGGACGGCAAGGGTATATCGGGGGTCTGGAGGGAAACAGTCAAGCCTTTCTTAGACAACCATCTCAATGGATTGAGCTGCCCTCACTCCTTGGTGCGCCAAGCTAACGGAACGTTTAATTTCGCTCCGATTAACTGGGTTCCAAGGGCTGTAGGGGATGAAGACTCTTCGCCTGACCCCTCGTTCGTAGGCTACCCAATCACGGATATATTCTTTCACAAGAACCGAGTAGGCTTCCTTGCTGCGAACAACGTCATGTTGTCCAGAGTGGATGACTACTTTAACTTCTATCCCAATACAGCCCTGGAAGTCACGGACGATGATCCTATGGACATCACTATCCCTTCGATGGGGCTGGACGCTCTACGCTGGGCGATCGCGGATAAAGGCGATCTGCTTGTGTACGGAGCTACGAATCAACACCTCCTCACTTCAGGAGATCAAGTGTTTGGGGCCAAGACCGCATCAATGGACTCGGCCACCAACTATCCCGTAAGCCCACACTGCAGGCCAGTGCTGGCCGGGGCAAATATTTACTTCGTCTCTCCGAAGGGAGAGTGGGCAGCGCTTTACGAATACTTCACGCAACCCCAGACGTTACGCGAGGATGCTGCTGATGTTACTGCGCATGCTCCTCGATACGTCCCGTATGACGTGAAGTATTTAGCTAGCTCTTCCACCTTCAACCTCCTTCTCACCTGCACTGGTCTGGACAACTATGTCTATGGCTACCGTTATGAGATCTACGGAGACAAGAAGGCACAGTCTGCGTGGTTTACGTGGTCCTTTCCGTTTACCGTTAAGGCTGTGGAGATCTTCGACAATATCGTGTATATTGTGGGAGCCACTGGGTTAGAGTACGTGCTCTACACTATGAACTTAGAGCGGGTATCGGATGATGGATTGGAGTTCCTGTGCCACTTAGACTCTCGGACTGAGTTTGATTCTACCGGGACATATAGCGCTGTAACAGGGCTCACTACCTTCACCCTTCCCTTCTCTTTATCGGAGGAAGACTTTGATGAAGGCTGGGTGCTTGTCAACCTGGGAACAGGGAAAGAAGTTGATGGGCTTACCTGGGTAGATGAAACTACCCTTACCGTGCTTGGCAACTACAGCGCGGCCAAGATGCTCATTGGATCTACGTACACTCAGACATACACATTTAGTGAGTTCGGTTTGCCCGCCTCGGATCAAGCTAAGATCTTTAATCCACAGGGGAGACTGCAACTCCGAACGCTTATTGTCGCCTACCAAGAAACAGTAATGTTTGATTGTGTGGTCACTCCTACGGGTACAGTTGAGGGGGGACGAGAGGCCATCACTCACGAGTACACTGGCGTAGAGATTGGTCTGACTACACTGGGCAGTGTTCCTATGCCCTCTTCCAAGAAGCGCTTCCTCATCATGGGGAATGCTATTGGGACGACCATATCTCTTGTGAACTCCTCTCACTTTCCAGCAACGTGGTACGAAGCAAGCTGGGAGGGGATGTACGCAGTCAGGAGTAGATCTATATGAAAAACATAGGTATTCTGGTGCTGGGGTTGCTGTTACTGGCAGCCCCAGCTGCACTTTCATGCGAACACAATCACCCGAAAGAGGTATTTGATTACTTCGCAATGCTACATAAGTTCCCACATCACAAAGATGGCACGATCATTATACCACCTTGGCTTAGAGAAGATGAGAGCCAACCAGAAGCCTTCTTCCAGTTCGACGAAGATGGCAGGCAACTGACCACAGAACCACTCTTAAGGAGAATATAGTATGTTGGAGTACAGGGAATTACGCAAGGAAGATTTCGAGGCCGTGATGGCTCTGGAGCTCCGACCTATAGAACTCAAGGAGGGCCAGGTAGCTCACGGTTTACCAACTGATGAGCTCCTGGCTGACTCCATAGCATCCTCCAGCTACGCTTGGGTCATTACCTGGCGGGGCAGAGTATGTGGGGTCTTTGGCTTGGCGCTGCACAAAGGTCCTGAACTTACAGTCGGCGTCCCTTGGCTGCTCTCGAACGAAGCTCCATTCAGGGTGGCTTCAGGTTTATTCTTGCGAACATCTAAGGACATCGTGGAGTTCATGCGCACCAAGTGCGATCTGCTGACCAACATCGTCAGCGAGGCTAATGAAACCTCCATTCGCTGGTTGCGGTGGCTCGGTTTCACGATGGTTCCTGAGAAAATAATCTTTGATAACGATCCCACGTTTCCGTTCGTTAGGTTCACGATGGGAGGGAAAGGAGTACCGCAGCATGTGTGATCCTGTTAGCATCACTCTTGGTGTTACCTCCGCAGCTCTTGCTGCGGGCTCGGCATATACCAACATCCAGCAGGCGAATACGACCAGCAGGAAGATGCAGGAGAACGCCGCTAAAGCAGCTCAGGGGGATTACCTGGCTTTAGAGGAGAGAGGAAAGCAAATCAACCAGAAGGCCACTCAGGAAGCCCTATCACTAAAACGTCAAGCGCTACTTGAACGAGGTCGGTTGTCCGCAGCTCAAGCTGAGACTGGGTTTGTGGGTAAATCACCGTTAAGAGAAATGTATAACATGAGACTAAAAGAAAGAGAAGCCTTAGGTACTTTGCAAGCCAACACTGCGGGAGCTTTAGCACAGAACTCCCTAGACGCCGCAAAGGTAAGTACTGTTGCTCAGAGCCGATACAACGAGGCCGCATCTATGCGGGTGAGTAGCTTAACAGCTGGCCTACAGATCGCAGGCTCAGGCCTTGAAGGTGGAGCTAGTGGGGTACAGTTCGGGCAAGCAATTACCAGGCCCAAGAAAGGGAGCAGATAAGTGGCAGAGACAGGGAGGAAAGTACGAGCACGTCCAGATCTTCTGGACACTAAAGTTGTTGCTCCGAGTGTGCAGGTCACCGCACGTCCAACTGACCCATTTATCACACCTTTCAAGAGCGATAACACCAACAATATATTCAACGCTCTCCACGGAATAGTATCGAGTGGGAGCAAGATTGGAGCCATAGGAGCCGAAGAGGCTCAGGCCCAGGGAGTACGAGAGTGGGACCCAGGAACTGATGGGATCGCTGTTGAAGAAGGGATGGCCGATCAGGTCGCTCAGGCCCGACCTCCCAGTCGAGAAACCCCTAAAGGGTTGCTCGGGAAGATCTTCACCAGCGCCTATAAGTCGGGGTTCGATGCAGTCAGCGGTGAGAGAAAGAGCTATGATTATTTCAATGAGGCTTATCAAGTCACTGAACGGCTGAAGTCACAGGGGGCAACGCAAGAAGCACTGGAAGCAGAGCTCGGCGCCCTCCGACAGAAATACCTAGGCAGTATGGTTTCCGAGGTGGAGACTGATGCTTTCCTACCCAGAGCTTCGACTGTAGAAGAGAAACTCATGCACGAGTTCGTAGTCGATGGGGTACAGAAAGCCCATGCTGCCTATCGTGAGTCCGCTAGATCTAACCTCCGCAACGAGACGACTACAGGACTCCAGGAACTTCTCAAGGATATTGTGTACACCGACGCAGATGGTGTAGTCAGACGCCTTACTGTAGGGGATCTCGCTACTACCGAAGGTCTTGAAGCATTCGTCAAGAATAGCGCTGGACTCGAGCCTCGGATTGCACAGATGACTCGAGACTTGCATCGAGATTTCGTTCTGAAGAACGGGGGGAACCTAACTAAACCTGAAGCCACAGATGACTGGTCCACCGTCATCACCAGCATGGCCTCAGATCTCCAGATCCCCGAGCTGCTGTCAGGTGCCTTTGTCACCAGCGGTAGACCAGGAGAGATGGCCATCGTCGACCTAAACGGGGTCGAGGGGCCTAAGACAAGCCTTATCACACGCACTTTCTCCAACGCCATGAACGCACGGCGGGAGCAGCTGCGGTATATTAAACAGGAACGCAAGCAAGAAGTGAGGGATGGATTCTCCTCCTTTACTACGAACATGATTAACGAACTCACTACCAACTACAAGCGGAGCCCTGAAGAAGCTGCTCGACTGATGCTCGACGCAGAGGAAGGCATAAGACTCCAGATTGAGCAAGCCAACAGGCGGTCTCCTGGAGCTCTCAGCCGAGAGGATGTCGCTACGGCATACTCGGTACTCTACGCTCTCAAGGAACAGGGGTTCCACCCCAGCGTTACCAGCGATGCTTACAAGGTAGAGTTCTATAGAGAAGTCTCAATGGGTCGCATCACAGTTGACTGGGTTGCTTCCCGAAGCGACAAGTTGGATATTGCTACATGGAATAAGTATCTGTCCATAGCAGCGCAGGAACAGGACGCTAGACGCAACAGACGCAGTGGTATCGATCGCAAGGTCTTTACTGAGAACATACAGGCGCAGTTGTTCATGCGGTCCTTCCCCACGCTGTACAACCCAAAGAAACGCTTCACGCCAGGACCTATGGACCCAGGTGGTGCTAGAAGGCAGCGTGAAGCCGAAGACTTGTTCTGGACTTTGGGTATGGCGAAGGAAGAAGAGCTGGGTCGTCGCATCAATGGCGACGAGATGAAAGCCATCATGAAAGAAGTGAGGGAGGAGATTCCTCCATACATCAAACTGAGCGATGCCGAAGTCCAGAAGGTAAAGACCGAGCTCATGGCGCAGGATGATTGGCTTCCGCCTAACGCTACTCCCGATCAGTATATGGTATGGGAGAGCAAGCCAGGACGCACTCCAACTGAGATCGAGGCCATGGACAGGTCTCTCAACATTCCTACGCAGTCTACTTTACACAAGTGGAACACAGCTAATCAAAATAGATAAGGAGCGCAGATGGCTGAGGATTTCTTGAAGTTTACAGAACTACCCACTGCTCCCGAGGAGGACACTGGTTTAGTCGTCCCGGCGCAGAGGCCCCTTACTCGGTCAGCGCGCGCTGAGTACCCTAATGGATGGAAACCTGGGGCCTTGGAAAAGACCGCAGCGTGGCTGGCAATTGGTATGGCTCAAGCTGCGCATGAGATCGCTTCAGTACCGGAGGACTATACTCTCGCTGCTGATCCGATCAACCCCGGCTCTGATATAGGGGATGACCTTCTACAATCCTCTCTGTATCATCTAGATGGAGCCCCAGACTGGTACCAGACTCATGTGCTCCACCCCTGGAAGACAGTGGTGGATCGTGTAGAAGATGAAAGCAAAGCCGAGAGCTTCGCTGGAGAAGTTGCGGAGCGTCTCATTAAAACTATGGGCGGTATGGCTGTAACCCTCCCGGCTGATATAGCGCTGGGAGGGGCTATTCTAAAGACGGTTGACTTGGCCCGCTTCGGCAGCAAGGCCTACGAGGCCAGCAAGGTGCTTAAGTACCTGTCGAAGACCAAGCCATTCGTTGCTGGGATGATTGCCCGTAACGCCATGAAATCAGCTGGGAGCCAAGACCCTTGGAGGTTCGCATCTGATGTAACTCACGCTATGATCGCGGGTGCGGTCATGCAAGCAATACCAGAACCTGTCGATGAGGCAGGAAGCTTGATATGGACTCGGGCTGGTAAGAACGCCCTCGGGTGGACCGCATTCAACGTGGGTTCACTTGGATGGGAGCAGGGGAAAGAGATCCTCCGTGCTGGACAGGAAGGGCGCCCTACCAACTGGATTCCTCGGAAAGAATGGCTCCTCGCAGGAGTCGAGGGGATCGGCATCAGCGCCATCTTTACAGCGCATGCCGCCATGAAGACAGAAGCCCTGAAGGCCGGGGAGAACGCTGCTAACCTATACGAACTAGCTCAGATCGGCGTATTACTTAGGGAAGGGCGGTATAATCCAGATCTAGTCACCGCTATTATTAAGAACCCTGAGGTACCTGATAATGTAAGAGCAGCAGCTAGGGAACTAGAATCTACGTTCATTGATGAAGCACATCTTAGTAATGAAGCTGCGACTATTACAACTGGCACAGCCACAGATAGTCCTGACGTGGACCTCACGCCAGAGCGGGTCGAAGTAGACCAGCTGATACGAGAGGTTCAGGGGCGCATGGAAGCGGCCACGCCTTCTGGCCCAGACCGCAGAGTAGAGCGTAAGGGTGAAGGCGATCGTCGGAAAGATGCCCAGCTGCGAGAGGCAGTGGACAGCTTGATCCAGGAGAAATTAACAACTGGAGAAGAGCTTACCGCAGCCGAGGCACTGAGAGCCGTAGAGATTGACCCACTCACAGGGTCCCCAAACCGCTACGCCCTCAAGCGTGTCCTCAACTCAGGCGAAGCCAAGCCTATAACCGTTGTCGCTGACATGGAGGGGTTAAAAGCCCTGAACGACAGCATCGGCCATGAAGGCGGAGACGAGCTAGTCAAATCTTATGCTAAGCTGTTCCAAACGGCTGGCGTTGAGCATTACCGCTTAGGTGGTGACGAGATGGTTCTCATGTTTGATAATGAGGCCCAGGCTCGGGAAGTCATGCCAAAGCTGCAGAAAGCTTTCTCAAAACTCCCCATCAAGATCGAGGGGAAATATTATGATGGAGCCAACTTCTCCTACGGTCTCGGGAAAGACTTTGAGACGGCGGATAAGAAACTCCAGATATCAGTAGAAGAAGAAAGAACTAGAGGTTTGCGTGGTGAGCGGGGCAAGCTCCCGAACAAGTGGAGAGAACGCCCTGACCTCATTAAGTCTCCGAACCCAGAGGCAAACCGAGCTCAACACTCGAACTGGGACGACACGCAGCTGAAGAACGACTTCGAGAAGTTCATGAAGGAAGCGGAGACAACTCCCGAAGAACAGATGGATGACCCGTGGGTTCCGCCAAGGGCAGCTAAGCTCCCTCTCCGTACAAGAGTACAGGCGAGAGACCTGGACGCCAAACTGAACTGGGGAACCATCGTTGAGATCAACACTAACCCTCTGAATCGAGAACAGCTCTATCGGCTCGCCTTCTACGATCCGTTCACCGGGAAGATCACCAAGCCGAACCACTGGTATCGTGCAGAGGATGTCAGGATTAAGAAGTCAGATCTCCGTCGCTACACCCCGGCAGACGTTAGGGTGTTGGAAACAGAGATCGATCCAGAAACACGGAAGCCTTCGTTTAGAGTCGAGGAGTATGACCCGAAGACCGGGGAGTATCGCCCGATTGATCGTTGGCTTACTCAGAAAGAACTTGATGGGTTGCTTAAGGGGTACGAGAACTCTGGCTTCCTCAATGAGCCCGACAAGCGCCTGTTCTCTCCAGACCAGCGTCGAAGGGTCATTGAGCGTCTCTACAAGTTCGAAACCGGAGAGGCGCCGATCAATGCCGAAACACTGTCTGCCCTCCACCCAGAAGCAGAGAGTATGTCCACTCAGGAGTTCGTGGAGTATCTGAAAGACATAACCACGGCTGTACCTGAAATGATGTCGAACCGCCGTTCCCAGACCTGGGCTGAAACTACGGCCCGTGCCAAGAACATCAAAGGCGGAACGCATCTGGCGTTCTTTAAGGACACCTGGCTCGGCTTAAGAGACAGCGCAGTGAAAGTTACCGCCAGCAGGATGACATTAGAGTTTGCAGCTGGGCGTTTATTTGCGTTGCGAGCCAAAGCTCTTGCTGAAGGAGCTGACAGCGCATCCAAGAAGTTGTTCGTTGAAAGCGCCGAGGTGGTTACCCAGATGGCGTACTATGTAAAGGAGATGGGTACTGAACTCGGTAGAGGACTCAACTCTCTAAAGATGCAAGCGCTCCCCGAAGATCTTCTCCGTGCCAGAACGCTGGAAGATCTCTCGAAAGTCGCTGCAACGTTTGGTAAGAAGAGCCCATTCATCGCAGCCTGGGGTGAGCTATTCCGTGGTTGGATGTTCTCCAATCCCGCCACCCATGGCGTTAATATGACGATGAACTGGGGGATGGTCGCAGCTCGGGCCGTCGAAGGATACACGGAAGTTGGTCTTGGGTTTATCCGTGGGAAGAAGGAACGGAAGACATTGGCTGAAGTCAATGCCAGTACCATTGCGAAAATCCAGTCCCACTCCAAGGCTCTCCACTACATCACCACGATGTTCACGAAAGCCAAAGAGGCCTACGATGCTGAGTTTGCGACATCACAGGACCGGACCAAAGCTACTCGTGTATTCGAAGACACACTTAACTTAGTAAACTTGGTCCCCTATTCCAACAAGTACGGTGGGGACACCAAGGCTTTCACACACGACTCTATGTTCGGAGAACTTGATCCTAACTCCAGCACCATGGACAACTACCTGGCCAAGGTGACCAACTGGATCGGAATGACTTCTCGAGCATCGCTTTCGGCCCTTGGGGTCGAAGACGTTATGTTCCGGTACATCAACCACATGGGCAAAATCCATGAGATTTCCGTGAGAGAGGCACACCGCCAGCATCTAACGGAGATGGACTACGACACATTCGTTCGTGGGTTTGTTAGAGCGCATACCCTGCTGTTGGAGCAGAATGCGAAGCCCCCAACCAAGGGGGAGATGGAAGAGATGGAGAAGTACGTGGGTACTGGAGAGTTCCATAGGGAAGCAGCGAAAGAAGCAGCTGAGGCGATCTTCGCTAACGACATCGAACCTGGAGATCCACTTAAAGACCTGATGTCGCAGATGCAGAGAACCGTTGGACAAATCCCAGCGCTTATCTTCATGTTCCCGACTTTCAAAACTCCGTTCAACATCATCTCTGTGATCGGACAACGCACCCCAGGCTTACATTTATTGAGCCAGGAGATGCGTCAAGATATGAGGTCAACTGACCCCCGGCGTCGAGACGCTGCGTTGGCGAAGTTAACCTTTGGTACTATGCTCTATATTGTCGGTGGGATGCTGTACGCTGGTGGCCACTTCTACCCGAATGTCGGGAGAGACATGCGAGATGTAGAGCTGGCAGCCAACTTGAAACCCGACTCCTTCATAGTGAACGGCCTGTCGGTTCCTGTGAGTAGGTACTCCCCATTTGGGAACTTTCTCACTATAGGAGCGCGATTCGGCTATCTGCTTCATAATACGGTAGGAGCGGGGGAACAAGGAATCAACTTATTCGACATGGACCCTATACAGAACCCCGAGATAGAAAGCGTGATGAAAAGCGCTGGGTTTGGCACTGGGGGTGCGCGGTGGTCGGTTTCGCAGGCTGCGGCACACATGATGGTAGCTTTCTCCAGCATGTTCGGGGATCAGATTTTCCTTGGACAACTGAAGTCCGTCATGGATGCTGTATGGGGAGATAGAGGTACGAAGGGCGCCGAGCGTCTCTTCCAGAGAACAGTAACAGGAGCTACGATTCCTATGGCTGGGCTCTGGCGTGCCGTCAACAGTTCGCGTGATCCTGTCATGCGAGAGGTTGAAGACACGATGGATGCTTGGAAAGCCGCCACGAACCCGCAAGGGCTCGAGGCATACAGGGGTGTACCTGGATTGGATTGGCTAGCAGATCCAGTAAGGCCCAGATACACTCTTGACGGATATCCTGTCAAGAACAATCCACCTGCAATGGGGATGTTCTACTATTCCGATTTAACTCCTCAACCTTACATCAAGGAAGCTCTGAAACTTCAGATTCCCTTGAGGTCAGGTGAGGACGACACCTATCTGGGAGTGGATCTGACAAAGGAGCAACAAGAACGCTGGCATCAGATCATCCGTGAGATGGGGTTGCGGGAATACCTGAATAATGAGGTGCTCCCTGATCCTGAGTATCTGGACGCAGCATCCACGCCGGGAAGTATCGGCATGGGAACTAAAGGCCAGATTCTAACCAACACAGTATCATCCTTTCGACGTGCTGCGTTAGGACAACTCAATGAGGAGTATAATGATACGATTGTGGAAGAAGTCGGTAGGAGACGTGAGAACGTTCCTAGCGAAGTGGTTCCAACCAAAGGGGGCTGGGGAGAGCTTGTTGAAAACATCACAGCCCGTGGGAAAGGAAGTAGCACTCCTCCCACCCCACCGTCCTTCGGACCTGAGTGGGACAAAATTATTAAACGTAAGAAAGGCCAATAAGGAGGAGTCTGTGAATAGAGAAATGATTATCGAACAACTGAAGAAAGACGAAGGCTTCTCGCCAGTCTCCTTCTGGGATGTTAAACAGTGGACGTGGGGGTACGGGAGTAAAGCTCCCGGCCCCGACGCCAGGATAACAAAGGAAGAGGCGGAAGTTGAACTCAACAAACACCTGGACGTGGCTATCGAAGGTTATTGGGGTCTCTTCGGAGAGTGCACCCAAGAGATTAACGACGTACGGCAGGCAGCACTGGTCAACATGGTGTACAATCTGGGTGCTCGGGGCCTGTCCTCGTTCAAGAACATGTTACGGTGCATCCGTTTTGGTGACTGGGTGGGGGCTGCGCGTGAAGCTAAGCATTCCCTGTGGTACAAGCAGGTGGGCAAAAGGGCTAGACGAATCGTCCATGAACTAGAGACAGGGAGACGTCTCGATGTCGTATAGATCGAAAGTCTACTACACAGGCACGGGTTCGGAGCAGAATCTTACTGTAACGTTTCCGTATCTTGATGTCACCCACGTCAACGTCTCGTTCTACAACCCAACAACTGACGAGTACGACACTCAAGAGCGTACGAGCTGGTCTTGGCTTAATTCTTCAACCATTACTTTAACGAACCCAGATACTAGTACAGATGGAGTTCTCATCTGGCGCTCTACTGGGTTTGACCCTCTGGTTACCTTTACTAATGCGACTCTATTAAACGAAGATGACCAGAACATGGCCGCTCTGCAAGCCATCTATCTTCTTGAAGAAGGGGCCGATGCTACTACTGATCTTGAAACATTAACGGCCTCTATTGATGTAGCGAACAGAACTGTTGCTATTAGCTTTCTGATTACTGGCGGTAATGATGAGATTTCCGCTGAACCTGTTGGTGATATTGAGATTCCTTTCGATTGCACCCTGACAGAAGCAAGACTTCTGGCCGATCAAACAGGGAGTATCGCTGTGTCTCTATGGGTAGATTCATACGATAACTTTCCTCCTACTGTCGCAGATTTACTGGATACTTTCTCTATTTCTAGCGGAGTTAAATCTTATGAGATTGATTTAGCTCACGATCTTTCTACAGGAGATATTATCCGAGTTAATGTAGACTCCTGCACGACTATAACTGAAGTTACTCTCTGTTTAACTTTAGTAAAGAGTTAAGTCGCCATGATATGGGAAGTAGGTAGGTACGTTTTCAGCCCATCTAAGGCCTTCACGTTAATGGCACAAGACCCTGGGAACTCAGATAAGATGTATTTTGTAGTGCCAGAAAGCGGGACCTATAAATGCTATTCTTTTGAATGGCCAGACACCTTAAATCTTATTGTGGACACAGGATGTGTCGCTATAACTAGTTTAGTTCCTGCTATAGGGTATGATGCAGTAACAGGAGATCTCCATTATGGATTCGGTGGGAGTGACGATGGCGTAAGTTCCGGAAATAACTTAGGAATTTATGATGTCAATATCACAGATTCCACGGTTACATTCTACGGTACACATTACGGTGGAAATATATCAGACTACAATGTTGGCGGTCTGGTCACCATGTTTAATGGATACTATTTCTCATATCCATACACCACAAGCGGAAGTAATGGTCATTTCTTCAAACGAAAGGTTGTAGATTCTGCTACAGGATCAAGTACAGGCTCTGGTGTTTCTGGCTCAATCAATAACTACCCAGTCTTCCGAAAAACCGATGATTTGTATTTCATGTATAACGGAACAAAATACTGGGTTAGTATCTCCAACGAGAACGCAACAAGCAATACTCTTGATGTTCCATATGGAGCTGGTGAAGCAGATCTACAGTACGCTCCTGTGCTACATTCGGGCATAAATGTGCCACGAAACTTTGTAGAGTATAGTAATAAATCATACTTCTTCGGTCTTGGGGATACTGGTTCTGGCTTTGAGATATTGCTCTACTCCTATAACCGCACCACTGACTTGATTGACCACAGCATCCAAATACCGTGGACACTTACAGCTTTCGGGCAAGATTATAATATCGGAGCTGTAGGATGGAACATGAGACAAGGAGACGCTAAAGTTTATTTCGGCAGCAAGGCTGGAACATCTACCGATAGTATAAAGAGCGTCAACATGGGAACCGAAGCAATAAAAGATAACTATCTACTGGATAGCGGTGCTCCCAGGATTCATAGTCTTCATGTATCTTCTCCTTACTTATACGCCAGTCAACTCGGAGGTGATGAAGGTAACTCAATTGTAAAACTTCGGGATAGCGATTTAGCCCGTCCAGGACAGAATCAAGTACTTATATTCGGATAATAGGTGGTGTTAAATGGCTGAAGAAATAATAACCATCAGCCGAGCCGAACTAGCAGCTGCAGTGGAAGAGGGGATTCGAAGAGCATTCTTATCCCCTGAACTCCACTGTCGTTACCAGATCGACCCGGATAAACACGAGCGGCAACACGACGCTCTCGAGAAGTTCATACGTTTTACAGGACGCGTCGACGAGCTGAAGTGGAGTGCTCTCAAGGCCGCTGTGATGTGGTTTGTCATAGGGGCGTTCTCTCTAATGATGCTTGGCGGAGCCATAAAAATCAAACTACTGGACATCTGGACTTCAGGAGGTGGTCCCTAAGTGAGTATTGTTAAAGATATCATCTCTGGAGGTGCCGACGGTCTTCTATCGGGAATCGGCTCTTTCGCTAAAGATCTAAGAGAGGCGATCACCGGAGAGGCAATCCTGGACCCAAACAAGCGGGCTGAGATCCTCATGCAAACCCAGACCATCGAGGCCGCTGCAGAGAAAGCTAGACTTGACTACCATCAAAAGATTACTGAAGCCCAGACGGCCATCAATGCGCTTGAAGCGCAGAGTTCGTCTATATTCGTGGCGGGATGGCGCCCATTTGTTGGATGGGTCTGTGCCAGTGGTCTAGTTTACACGTTCCTATTAAAACCTATCTTGCCGTGGGCGGCAGGACTATTTGGGTTCCCAATGGCTCCCCTACCCGAAGTTCCGATGGGAGATCTCATCGTGTTGCTTGGGGGTATGCTTGGGCTCGGTACACTCCGCACCGTGGAAAAGAGAGCCGGGGTATCTAGAGAAGTAATGAGCAAAAAGTAGAGAGGAGAGAGTATGAACATTGCAAAGATTGTTTCAATCGCACAAGATGTCGAATTTTCGTTATCAGGTGTAACGGAAATTACGGCAGCATCGGAGATGACCTTCAATCTCATCCGTAAGTCGATGTATGATGGTCAATCCAAGACCATGCCTGGCGATGCGTTCAAGGTTAATGGCAGTCCTATCTATTCAGCGGCCACAACCACAGATGCGTATGCCAAGACGCAGATGGTGCCAACCGCTGACAATTCAGGGCATATCTATGGAGATAGTGGAAGCAACAAGCCCGGCTCTATCCACTTCATCAAGAGGGGTAAGGGTTACGTTGTTGGTGACAAGTTCACTCTTATCTGCCAGGGCTACACGGGAACCTCGAGCCCAGCTGACGCTGTGGTTACAGTGGTCTCCGTCTTCCCTGATGGATCAATCAAAGACTTCACTATCACTGACGGAACCGGAACGTACACCAAGGGCTTCGCCCAGGGTGGCGTGAGGACCTACGGGCCTATCGGCACCGTGACCATTGCTGCTGGTGGAACCAACTACGTTGTTGGCGATCTCCTGACGATTACTCAGTCAGGTGGGGCTAACGGGGTATATGAAGTTCTCACGCTGGGCGCCTCAGACGCAGTAGCGACTGTCGGGCTCGTAACTCGTGGGAGTGGCTACCACGTCGAAGCTG